ATTAATCCTTCTCTGGAACTTGGTTGAGCCATTCTTCACCTCTAAGTTGAAATACCTGTTCTTACAAGCACGTTACCTTCTATTATCTTAAAGAAAGTAGAACCAGAACTTACATTGATATCGTATAGATATCTACCTTCAGACAAACTCCTAGTAACAGTTGAACCCATAGAAAGAGTTACTCTTCCATTTGAATCACCAAGAGTCACGCCAAAAGTATTTGCAGTTCCAATTGCAGACTTCTTCATATTACTTCTTCCTGTATAGTTAGAAAAATCTATACTAGAACCAGCAGAAGTTTTAACGGTAAAAGTGGTGTTAAAATCTGCACCAGAAAATATGGTAAGATTTACACCATATGGAACAGCGACATCTGGATCAAAAGTGATTATCTGTTGTTGTGCCATTTTTCTAATTATTTAGTTTTTGAACAAGAGTAGATAAAAGTCCTTTGATTTCTCCCAATTCACCCTTAACATTGTCAAGATCCTCCTTCATTTTATCCATCTCTGAGTTTTTTTTATTCATTGCTTCTTTCCGAGCAATATAAGATTCGTAACCACTTTTATCTTTATTGATTATAGCGGTGGTATTATTGTCTCTATAAAGACCTTTTTGTCCCTCGACAGGTGTAAAATCACTCATTATGCAAATGCAATTCCTCTAAGTTCTTTAATCTTGGGTGGTTTTGCCTGATTGTTTCCAACCATCACAACTTTAATTTGAAAAGCTGTAAATTTAGGAAGTTCTCTTGAATTAAAGGTATATTCTAAAAATTCATCTCCAACACTGGCTGGAACATTCAAGTCTGGTAATCCTGTATTTTTATTTGGATCAATAACTTTACCAAATTGATCAGTGTTAGAGAAGCCTGGGAAAGGTTCAAAATCACGATCAAAACTATCTTCAGATGACCCCTCTTCCATTGTTTTGTAAAATGCTCTAATCTCAGATCCTTGTGTTCTATAAGCAGAAAATTCTAATAATATAGAAGTAGCTGGATTAGCTAACTCTACTAAATTTGAAACATAAGTTGCAGTATTTGGATCCTGACCAGTTACTTTCGTTCTTTTCATGAATCCATCACTATCAAAATCACCAGTGCTTAATCTATTTGTAGTTAAAATTGCTGCCATTCTTTCCAAATCTATCATTGGTGAAATATTTTCATCTTGAGAATTCATAACTATTTCAAATACTATTGACTTTTTAGCAGGCATTACGTCTGTTAAATTAGCATTCTCATTAATTTGTGATGCAATCATTCGAGGAGTTTCAAAATGATTTTGTCCATTTAAATCAATATCCTCAAATCCTTGATCAATAAATGGTTGCTCAGATCCACCAACACTTGTTCCAGAAATTGTTCTAACTTTTGCAGAAACAGATGTGCCTGCTGGAGTGGATGTCATAAAGTTAGGAGTCAAAGTTTCAAATTGTATGTTATTTGTGGGTCTAATTAAACTTCCACCAGCGTTCTTTGTGTTTCTAAAGAATCTTGCTGGGAAACTACCACTACCACTTCTGTCTGCGCCAGGTGATACGTTATTTAAACCTTTATCATCACTCATATTCACTTTAATCGTATACCTATCCAAAGAAAGAGGATATTTAACAATATCAACATCATTTAGATTATGGAAACAATTTATTCTTCTTAAATTAACACCATTCATTTCATATTTTTGAATTCGAGCTCCTTCTTGATAGGATTTTTTAGGTGTTTTTTGACCACCACCAGCTCCAATCATTTGAGATCGAGGGCCAATACCTCTGGTTGTAATTCCAGTAATTTCACCATCTGCAACACCTGTGTATGAAATAATTTCGAGGTCATTAATTATCGCATATCCGTAGTTAGTTGCTCCAACTGCAACTCCTTCAAATTTTGCAAAACTTGATGAGTCAACTACTGATATGTTTGCTGTTGATTTTTTATCATAATCTGCTGTTAAAGAAGTAATTGGAGTATCTGGTTTAATACCTTTAATTGATACTCTATTACCAGCGTCATTCATACCATGAGATCTGTCACGAACAACAAAATGAAGTCCATCATGTCTTGAATCTACTTCAAATGATGTAATAGTAGCAGCACTTCCAATATTATCAGTTACACCATCTAATGCGACAAAACCAGATCCATTATTATATGTAATTGTTCCAACACCAAGATTAAATGTTCCTTGAACCTTATCAACTTGTAATGTGTTCACAGCAGTTATCAAACCAACTGCAATTACATCATTTTTACCATTTCCAAGACCAATAGTTCCAACACCAACAGTATCACCTACAACATAGTTACTTCCACCGTTTACAAATGTAACAACACCAATTTTACCGTTATCAACTGTTACATCAGCAATAGCTCCACTTCCAGAACCTGTTAATGTAACCATTGGTATATTAGAGTATGTTTGAATATCTGCAGCTGGTGTATATCCTACGCCAGGGTTAATAATTGCAAGATCATTTGATCCGTTGATTGTTGCGATACCAGAGATTGCTTTTAATGTAGCTCTAGCACCATCATTACCAGCTTGTTTTATTGTCACACCAGTTTTCAAACCAGGCAGAAAATCACTTGAACTCTCTAATGGCAAAGTAGTTCCAATTCCAACAGTAGCCCTTCTTGATAAGAACCTAACTCCATTTTCTTTTAGATTTTCAACTAAATTATTCGCAACAGATACACTAGAATTAAAAAATCTGGCAGTGCCTGGAGTTCCAATGTTAAATTTGGCCTTACGAATAACAAATTTCATATCTTCTAACTGACTTGCATCCCAAGTTGTACCATTTTGAGATTTAAATAAACTTCCCAAATATGGTTGTTGACTGATTATGACTTGTTCGCTATCTGGCAAATTGGCGGTTGAAATATCAACTTCACCCATTCTTGAAATCCAAGCAAAATAGTTCTCAGATGGTGTAACAAGAACGATTGCGTATTCTTGTTCTCCTTGAACATAAACTGGCGAGTCAAATGTAAAGGTTGTTGGGACACTACCATCCTCAGATATATTAACTTCATCAGGATCTCTTGAAACAACACTATAAGGCAAAATCTCAGATGTTGGAAAACCAGTTTGAACAGTTCTAACTTGCATTGTTACTGGAAGTTGATCATCCTTATTTCTAAAGTATACATCTACAGATGTTAAGTAAACACCAGTTTGTTCATCAACTCTAAAAGTTTGTGCTAGAGGATCATAATATTGAACACCTTTAAATGTCTTCTTCGCTTTTCCTACTTTTTTAGATATTGTTTTGTTTATAGTTTTTTGATCTTCGACAGTGAGTTTCTTAACTTTAGGAACCTTTGTACTCAATACTGTTTCTTGAATTGTATTTAAAGTTCCTTGTGCATGGAAGTTCGCCTCTGCATGACTAGAAACAGTTCCTCCAATTTCTGAGTTTTCACGACTTGTTGTTAATCTAAAAGTTTTAACTCCTGTCTCAAATTTAGGAGCCTTCTTTTTCTTTGGATCTGGAATACTTAAAACCATTCTTAAATATCCAAAACTATCACTGATATACCTGTTTCGGTGTTTTGCATTTTCTTCATTTCCTTTAACAAGTGCTTCAGCACCACTTGTTTGACCAATCAACCTCATACCACCTCGAACTCTTCCAAGAAACTCATCATCCACCATGTTAACTAAACTAAATGTATCAATGTTTAGTACAGTTGAAGAAGATGAATATGTTGATGGAATAGTTTGTTCTGGTTTATAAGGATTTTGTTTATAAGTTTTAGTTGGTGCATCAAAAGGCCCGTCTTTATGATTTGGTTGACATATTCTTACAACTATTTCATCCTTTATTCCTTTTTTAAACATAGGAGCATGCATCTTTTTCTGGCCACCACCAAATGCTTTAACTTTTTCTCCAAAATCAATTACACCCTCAACTATTTCACCAACTTCAAATACACCCTCTAACATCTTTATTTCAACTAATTTTGGAGATGAGTAAGCATCCATTAGTCTACCATCAAAAAACGGATAAAAACGAGTGAGTGGTTTAAGTCCAGTCGCAATAACTTCAATTTGTCTTTTCCTCATATAAGGAATAATATCACTACTTATAGTTTTTTCACCAATTACCTCTTCGGTAACTTTTGGAGTAACTTTATATTGAATACCCTCTTTAGAGAACTTAGTCGTAGTTGTAATATCTTTATATTTTTGTTTCGTTGTCAACACGGCATCGGTGATAACACCTTTTCCTTTTGGCACCCATTTACCATTTAATTCTTTTACCTTCTTAAAGTTGGCTATGTGTTTTAAATTTAATTTCTTGGCGCCAAGTTTTTTAGCTTTTTCGGGTTTTATCATCCCAAATTTCTGTTTCTTTGTTTTTGTGTAAGTGTCAGTTACTTTTTTACCTGACCAAATTTTTTCCCATTCTCCCCAATCAACTTCACTTAATCCTGTCTTTTCATTAATACCATATTTTAGTAACGCTGCATCATACTCAGCTGTATCATATATAATACTTGCATCTATTTTTTTAGTATCTACCCATGTATCTGAGTCAGGAATTAACATGCAATCTCCATCATAATATGCAATTAGGTATGGGTTTACATTTTCAACACGAGATGCATATACCTGTTCTAACATCACAACTTCTTCATAGTCAAGAGTAATTGCGTTTAATGTTTTTCTATTATTTGCTCCAGATATATCGTTTACATACTTTAAATCGACTTTCTTTTTAGGAACACCTTCTAATCCAAATCTAGATTTAGAAGCAGGCACTAAATCAATACAAGTTGTAAAATGGCCAGGTCTTAAATAACCCTCATCAGCGTCTGTACTCGCACTAAAGTCAGGGTGAGCTATTTGATGTCCATCATGTTTTTTGAAATTATCAACAAAAAATCCACATTTAAAACGATTTAAACCATTTGCATCTGTAACATTTAATGTGCTAGTCTCAAGTTCAAGCATAGAAAGTCGAGTATAATATTCAACATTTTCTATTCTTTTCTCAAGTCTTCCTATGTCAGCCATAGTAAAACGTTTATGTTTTGTTCTTTCTACTAATGCTTCTGATGCATCATTTGTGTATGGAGGAAGAGTTACACTTGCAACCTCAAGTGCATCACCTATTGATTGAGGTTCCTCTGGATCTTCTGAAGGAACACCTTGAATATACAAAAAGTCACCATTTTTATCAAGAAATAACTTATCACTTCTAGCTAGATAATAGTTATAGTTTACAACTAAATTCTCTTCAGAAACTAAAGGATTTAAAGATCCGTCACCTGTGGTTGTAAAAGTTCTTGAGCTATGTGTAAATGGGGAAGCTGAAGATGTAGATGGATCGTAATTTGTAACTCTAGGTCTTAAATCTATTAAATCTGTTGTAAGTTGTTTAAAATTTGGATCAACTGGAACTAATGGTCTAGTACCAGAAGGGTAACTTGATGCAGAATAGAAATCTCCAGTATCAGAGTCTTCGACAAAGAAATTTTTAAATACGATTTTTAATTTATTTTCTGGAGCACTAAGTTCTTTATCTCTTTCAATAAATGAATAGTCATAAAAAGTTGGTTTTTGACCAGTGTTTAATTTATAAAATTCAGTGATGTCCCGATCTCCGTCTGTAACACCAGTAACTGTTGCACTAACACCAGATTTTGATCCTATTACAACCTCTCCTATGTCAAGATCTTCATCGTTTAAATTTATGACTCCAACAGCATCAGTACCAGATTTTTCGATTATAGATACAATTGCGCCTTCGTTTGATCCTGTTAGTTTCTCTCCGATGATAAAATCTGCATTCGTGCCTGTAGGGCCATCAAATCCAGTGAGAGTTATAGATGGTAAATCTGGTTCACTTGTATCATTTGATTCAAATACACCTAATAACTGAGCAGCATCTGGTACGTTTAAACATATTTTTTCGTCTTGAACTCTAGTTCCAAAAGCGTTGTTATGAGTCAAACCATCATCTAAAGTATTAGTTCCAATTCCAGAGGCCGTTGAACTAGATCTATCAATGATTAAAACATTTGCTTCATTTAATTTCTTCTGTTTAACGACTGTTTTTGTTTTTAAAACAGTTGCAAAAAGATTTGCTTTTCCTGATGTTTTACTTAGTGCAACAAAAGTGACTGTCTTACTGTCATCAGCAATATCAACTTGATCATTAGTTAACGGTTCTATAGATCCATCATCATAAGATATGAAATATCTCTCTTCATCAAAAGGTTGGAAAAATAAATCTTTTCCAGCATCTGGCGATGTAAATTGACCACCAGAAACTGTTATATCAGTATATTGTTTTCTAATTTGAATGGTTGTATTTGTTACATCAATACTCTCAACATATGGATGATCAACAGGAGTTAAAAAAGTATTATCATCAATTTCAAATGATGGTGATCTAAGAGTTAAATCATTTACAGCGAGTGCAGATTGATTTTCTATTCCACCATTACACACTCCACTTACAGTTGGTATTCCAACAATATTAATCGAATCACCACTAACTGACACTCCAGTAATTCGATTAAATCTTGGAACAGTTTCGCCAGGAATCGTATAACTAACAATATTATTTGTAGTTATAATACCAGCAAAGTTTTGTCCAGCAGCTGTGATGGTTCCAGTTGTTGTTGTTGGAGTTCCAGATACATAATTTAACTGAAAATTACCAGAAACAAGGTTAGTTAATTTTTCTCCACTATCAAGAACAACGTCAGCAGCAAAAGTTGAAACTCCAACTGCACTTTCTACAGACGCAATATCATTAATTCCAAAAGTATCAACTTTAGTTATGACTCTCCCATCATTATTTCCATTGATGATTAAAGACTCGTTTCTTAAAAATTTACCAGATACGTCAGTAAGGCTAATTGTAGATACATTAGTTCCACCTGTCCTAACATAACCAACAGCTCCACTTCTTGTTCCTTGAATTCTATCTGCAGCTGCTAAAGATGTAATCGCTGTTCCAACAGTCACACTAGTAAATGTTTTAACATCAAATAAACGAAGTTCATATTGAGTAGTTGCATTTAAAAAACTACTAGATTGAGCTTTAAAATCATATAATCTTGCAAGTCCAATTTCAGTTCCACTATTTCCTCTTCTTCTATTCATTAAAGAAACAGTTGCAGTAGTTCCAATCCCTAAACTAGGTGATCCAAAAATATTATTCACAAAAATAGGATCGCCAGTTGAATAAGTCACAGCCTCTTGTTCAACTTCTCTAGTTGTTCTTGCCTTTGGAACATCAAGAAAAGTTGAAGAAATTTTATCTAATCTATATCCTTTTACATATGCCGTTCCTGGCGATATTTTAACTGTCAATAAATCTTCTGATGCTGCGTTACCTTGTGCAGTCAATGTGCCTTCATCATAAATTCCGTCACTACCGATTCCATCATCTAAACATTCTCTCACATGAATAGCAAATGGTTTTACATAATAATCACCAGATTCATCGAATGTTCTTCTAGCTAAAGTATCATTAATTAAGTTGTATTGTGTTTCTTGTACAAATGTTTTTACATTACCTTGTTCTATTCTTGCAATTTCTATAAAGTTTTGATCGTTAAAATCATCTAGATCTTTTTTGTCTAGACTAATCGTAACTTTAAATCTGTCAGCGCCTGGAGCTGCAAAATTTGTAAATCCAGCTGCATTATCATTTAAAGATGGATCCTCATCAGCAGTTACAAAATCCTCTTGAACATTAAATCCTATACGAAATGATGGATCTTGACTATATTGATCTAATATCAGAGTTTCACTTTGAACTTGTGCAAAAGTTCCTCTAAGAAAATATACACCCTCTCCAACAGAAAAAGCAGAACCTGAGGCTGCAGATTCGTTAATTAATGTATTTGCAAATGGTTCATCTGCTGCTATCACAGTTGCACCGTAAACAATATCACTACCAGTTAGTAAACTTTCACCATCTTCAAAAATAGTGGTTGTATTATCACTTCCAGATTGTACATATTTAATATATAAAGTTAAATTTCCTCTCTCTGAGTCTTCCTCTAACAAACATTTTCTAACAGTCGCAGTCACACCAGATCTAGATCCAGTGATTTTAAGCCCTACAAGTTGATTCGCATATAAAGATACTGGAACACCCAAAAAAGAACTTTCAATTTGAACACATGTATAATTGTTATCGTAAGTAGTATTGCCTGGAATTACCTTAGAACCCTCTTTAAAAAAGTGAGTACCAAATTGTTCAATCTGATTCTGTAGAATTGACTGTAAAGTACTCAGTTCTCGTGCCTGAACAGGAGTTCCTGGCTTAAAAAGAACTTTGTAAAAATTTTTATTTTTATCAAAATCGTCAAAATATGGATTGACGTTTAGATTGGTTTCCTGTGGCATGATTTCTTAAAATTCCAGTACGATCTTGATGTCTTCTTTTTGCTGTGAACTGCGAGTAACA